CAAGGCAGCTTTTACACCTTAACTTTTGGCGGCAACAAAGGATTCTGCGATCAGCCGCAAATTACAATTCAACACGGCCTGAGCGCCAAGCCCGGCAAAACGGCAGACGTCAACTTCGCAACGTTCGCGCTGCGCGATCTTGTTGGAAACAACTCCACCGTTGATCTCGATCTCGAGATCGAACTCACGGAGGGCGGAACTCGCCAGACGGTTATCCTGAGCGGATGCACGGTTGCGGAGGAGTTGATCGACACGGCGGCGTTTTCGCCGGTGCCGCAGTTCTCACTCCCGATCAACACGGTAGCGGTTACAGCCTACACACTGGCGCTCGCAGACGCCTACGGACTCATCAATGCCACGACAGGCATGACGATCACCGTGCCGCCTAATACATCAGTGCCTTTCCCGACAGGCTCTCAGGTGCTGCTCTACCGCTCGGCGGTGAGCGGTGTGGCGATTACCGCAGGTTCGGGCGTTACGATCAACTCGCCGGGTGGGGCGGATGAGATAGCAAACCAATACAGCCTCGCAACACTGCTCAAGCTCGGCACCAACGAATGGGTTCTTGGAGGGGACATTTTTTAAAATGATCCTTGGTTTTCCAACGCTCACAGCGTCATTCGACCAAGACGCTCGCGTATTTATAAATGCAAGCGGAGCTACTGATCGCGCAGCGGTTAACTATTTTGTCAAAGGCATCAAACGCCTTGGACTCTGGAGCTCGATGGTCTGCTGGCCTCTGCGATCCACTCAGAACGCAGGCACAGGATCAACAGCCTACTCGCTTGGTGGGCTTGGAACCTACAACGGCACTCTCGTAAATGGGCCGACTTGGGGGGCGGATGGGATAGCATTTGTCAGGACATCGACCCAGCACATCACGACAACTCTGGCGTTAAGCGGCACGCAGAATTGCACGTTTTTCGCAGCAAACTCAACCACTGACGATGGTGGTGGCAGCGGCGGAATTATCAGTTTGATGGGCACTCGAAATGCAGGAGCAATTACGACTACCGTTTGTGTTGCAAATGCTGATAATGGAGTTAATTCTATCGAATCAAGTTTTATTATTAACCCGTCTGCGGTGACTGCTCGCCCGGCGAACCCATACACTTCAGCGCATGTATTTGAGCCAACCCAGCCGATATTGAGAGTCGGCGCTAACGGTGGTGCGCTAACATTGTCCGTCCCGGTAAGCACGCCGCTAGGCGGCACTCAGCCGAATTTGGTTATCGGGCACGCTGGGCCAGTTTTATCAGACCGTGGTTTTAATGGGACCATGCATTTCACAAGCGTTTTTGCGAATCTTGCGATGAGTCAATCGCAATCGCTCGCCTTGCATAGTCTCTTAAAACAAACCCTTGGCCAAGGACTCGGACTACCATGACACAACACCCGCCAATGACACGCTACCGAGCGACCGAGCTACACGACAACAACCTGCCGTGGTTCTGCTGGGATCAAACCGCTGACGATCAAACTCGACCAATGGAATGGGGCGTTACGCTAGTGCCGACACCCGACGATATTGACGAACCAACCTACTGGGAGTGGAGCGCGATGCTGCCGGAAGGAACGATTCTCCCGCCGTGGATTGAAATTGTATGACCGACCACCCTTACTTTTCCGGCCTTCTCGGCACCAGCGCATCGTTCGGCGGTGTGTTCGTCTCTCTTCTCCCCCACATAGAAACCGGCATCCGCATCGCTTCGCTCTCGGTAGGGCTCGCGGTCGGGATAGCCACACTCATCCACATGGTCAAACAACTCCGAAAATGAAAACTATACTCGACTCCCTGTTAGGTAAGCTCCGCGAAAGCTCCACTTGGACTGGCCTTGCCACCCTGTTGGCGCTGGCTGGCATTGTCATCGATCCGGATCAGCTCGCGGCTGTAGGCTCATTAGTCATCGCGCTGATCGGTCTCTACGACGTTTTTCGGAAGGAGAAAAAATGAACTACGCAACTCTCATCCACGGTATGTTTGCGGCGATGATATTCGCTGTCATTTTGCTGCTGACCGGATGCGCGGTCACCTGGCCAACGAAGGCAGGCAACGTAACGCTTTCGTTTCAGCCGCCGCCAGAGCTGATCTCGCAATACGGCGGGTATCTTTTTAATTCTCCCACCCGCCGAGATAAATGACCCAAGCGCATATCGACTTCCAAAAGTTGCTCGACCGCCAAGGGATTAAATATTTTAGCGCGAAGGAAGTTCTCACGCTCGGAGCGAGCAATTCTTATCTCCGCTGCAACAGGGTCCCCGCTCGCGCCCTCTGGGCTGACATCATCCCGACGCTCTACGCTGCCGACGCAATACGCGAGCGGCTCGGAGTGCCGGTGCGCATTATCTCGGCCTACCGAAACGAAAAATACAACAAAGCAATTGGCGGAGCGCTGCACAGTTACCACGTGAAGTTTATGGCGCTCGATATCACCGCCAAAGTCCCCGCCCCTGAGATCGTAAAGATCGCCAAGCAAGTGCGCTCAGAGGGCATTTTCTCAGGCGGTATCGGCACCTACGCAGGCTTTGTCCACATCGACTGTAGGGGCAAAAACACAGACTGGCACGGGTAAGGAACGCCCGCAGAGCCGCTCTGGCATTGGCTGCGTGGGTATGTAAAGCTTTTTTTCGTCTCGGCGGAAAATATATTTTTAAAAAAAAGCTTTTCAATTTTTTGATATCTTAGATGGTTTGCACATCGAACGAGGGATGAACCTTCCGACGAAGAAACCAAAACAAATACAAAAATGAAAACCGCAGAACAAATCACAGAGCAGCTCACCAAGTATTACCCAACCAGCAGAATTACCCTCTTCGCTATTGCTGGCGAATGGGCGAACGCGTCCAATGAAGCCGCCAGTTGTGCAATGTGGGGCATCTGGCCTGCGCTCCGCGATCTCGCCGGACTGCCTAGTGACATTTTGGCTAAAAAACAATTACTAGCAGAGTTTAAAGCTGCTCGCATGGCTCGCTATGCTAATGCCAGATAACGCAAAACAGAAAATCAAAAATATGAAAATCACAATCGAATACCTTGACGGAGCCCGCCGCAGCGTCGGCGGAGCAGGAGACATCGCCACCTGCCTAGACATCGATCTCGGCAAGGGTTGGGTTGAAGCGCACGGAGAAGTGTGGGCCAGCGAAAGCAGCACACAGCCCAGCGCAAAGCTGATGGTTAACGGAGAGCAAACAGCCCTAGATTGGATCACACAATGACATCAACCGAATTTATTCTTATTTACTCCATCGGCGGAGTAATGACATTCACAGCCGGCTATTTCGTCGGCAAACTCAGAGCCGAAGACGAAGCCACGAAAATGCGGCGGTGGTGGTTTAACCGCCACAACAAGGGAGAACGGAAATGAGCGAGCCGATGTGCGATATGTTTGTCCGGAATGTTCTCTGCGGGATGGTTGAGCTATCGATCATCGACGCGCAGAACGACAAGGAATACGCCTCCAAATCCACGCGCCGGGAACAGACCGACAACAGGGCGAGCGCACTGCATTTTATTCGGAGCAAATCGTTCGGGCACATCTGCGAGATTTTGGGCCTGCCTGCAGACAAACTCAAAAGGGCAGCACTGAAATGATTGCACTCGACCCCGGCACAACGCACACAGCGTTCGTGCAGTTCGACCACGGCCTGATCATCGACCACGGCCACCTGCCAAATGCGGAGATCAGACAGATACTGATCGGGCGCGAATACACAAGCGTCGCTTGTGAGATGATCGCATCTTACGGCATGGCTGTAGGGTCTTCGATCTTCGAAACCTGCGTGTGGATCGGGCGATTTATCGAGGTGGCGCGCACGCCGGTGCGGCTCTGCTACCGCAAGGACGTCAAGATGCACTTGTGCGGCTCCATGCGAGCAAAGGACGGCAACATCCGACAGAGACTCATCGACATTTTCGGGCCGCAGGGCACGAAGAAACAGCCGGGGAAAACCTACGGCATCAAATCCCACACTTGGGCGGCACTGGCAGTGGCCGTATATGCTGCCGAAACCAAAGAAAATAAATAGAAAATGAAAATCACAAAAGGAAAACAAACACGCGCCCAGCGCGTAGTAATCTACGGCGTCGAGTCTGTAGGCAAATCAACCTTCGCAGCCAAGTTCCCAAAGCCGCTCTTCCTGGACATCGAGCAAGGAACATCGCACTTGGACGTCGATCGCTGCGACATCGGAAGCTGGAAGCAATTGACTGACTCGCTGACAGAGTGCCGCAGCTCCGACTACAAAACCATCGTCATCGACAGTGCGGATTGGGCCGAACGGCTCTGCATCGAAGACTTGCTGGCAAGCAGCAAAAAAACCAGCATTGAAGACTTCGGCTTCGGCAAAGGCTGGGTGATGGTAGCGGAGCGCATGAGCCGCATGCTCGCCAGTGTTGATACACTGATCGACGCAGGCAAGAATGTTGTCCTGATCGCGCACAGCAAGATCGTGCGGTTTGAAGCACCGGATGCACTCGCGGCATACGACCGCTACGAGCTTAAGTTGTCCAAGCAAAGCTCGCCACTGCTCAAAGAGTTTGCGGATGAACTTTGGTTTCTGCGTTTCAAGACCAAGGTCAGCACCACCGACACCGGACGGGGCAAGGGCATCGGCGGCAAGGAGCGCATCCTACTCACTACGCACAGCGCAGCCTACGACGCCAAGACCCGCAGCGGGTTGGCGGAAGAGTTGCCGCTAGTCTGGGAGTCGGTGGCGCATTTGTTTGAGCCTGTCTCGGTATCAGCAGCAATGCCGGCGTCAGCAGAGCAGCCAGAGCAACCGATGCAGGATTGGAAAGCCCGGCTAACGGAGCACGAAGGCGCAGTCAATCAGTTTCTAATTTCTCGCAACGTGCTCACGAGCGAGCAGACGTGGCGCGACTGCGAACCAGACTACCTGCAGCGAGTGGCGGGCCGCGTCGATCAATTCGTCAACACCGCTTTGGAATGGAGGGCAACAAACGCATGAGTGAGATTCGTTGCAGCTCGCTCTCGAAACTTGCGGAGTGCGTGCTCTACGAATCCAGCGGCGGGAGCAGTCCCGCCGCGATGCGTGGAACGCAACTCGACGTGATCATCCGCGAGACGATGCTCGGCAATCCGTTGCCGCTCTCGACGCTAGAGCCGGGGAGCGAAGACTTCGCGGCCTGCGTCTGGGGAGTGGAAAAGTTGCGAGAGTTAAGCGAGGGCGCTTACATTGAGACTCGCGAAGAATACCTTGCGATGCACATCAGCCAACTCTCGGCAAGCGGCACAGCCGATGGGCTCTGCGAGTTGCGCAGGTGGGTTGCAGATATTAAAAGCGGCCAGATCCGCAACTACCGAGAGCAGCTCGCGGCATACAGCTTGGCGTGCATGGATCAATACTGGGTCGAGGAGTGGACGGCACACGTCCTTTACATCGATCACCGAGTGGTGCGGAGCTACCGATTTACTCGCGAGCAGGCGGAGCGGATGATTACATCAATTGTCTCGCGCGCCACGTCACCACTGGCGCAGCCGACACCTTGTGAGTATTGCGGCTGGTGCAAACACCAAGACACCTGCAAGGCGCTCGTTGTGCAAAGCAAGGCCGCTCTCGCCGATGTCTCTGCAGTCAACGGAGATTCGCTCACGATCATTCGCGACAGGCTCCTAGCCGATCCGAAACGGCACGCAGATTTTGTGGCGAGATACAAATTCTTCACGAAGGAATTTGGCGACCCGCTCAACGACGCGTTAAAAGCACGGCTGGAGGCAGG